TGCCAGTAGCAGCAGGTAAAATAGTCAATGTATTAGGTGATGTTACAGTAAATTGACTAGATGATAATTGGCAGAAACATAGTAACTTACCAGCAGTAGCGCCGGTAGAATTACGAATGATCGCATATTTAACATTAGTCAATGAAGCACCAGAAGCTGTAAATGCTAAACCTACTGTAGACATTGTGAACTTATATTGTTTTGCTGAAGCCCCTACTGTCCATTGAGCAGTTGCTGGTACTAAGTTTTTACCGCCTGTTGTATAACCACCAGTAGCAGCAATTTCATTAGTTATTGACGCATATGTGCTTAGCGTAAAAGTAGAAGCATTACTTGCACTTGTTGCTAATAACATTTTAAATACGCCGGCACCTAATGTAATAGTTCCGTTACCTATGTGTTGTTTGGCTTTATTATATAATTGCCATGCTGAAGCAGCCATATTAAATCTCCTTTATATCGGCGTATGAAGCGCCTGTTTCTAAAATATGACGGAGTAATCCGCCGTAAATATTTAATTCAATTTCATTCCCTAGCATACGAATCAAATCAATAAACTCTTGTGCTTGGGATATCATCCACGAATTGCAGCTAAATATTTTCCCGCCCACGTTTACAGGTATGATTAGCTGTCCATCATTTTCTTTCTGTTCATATGCATGGTGAACTTCATTTTCATCTAAACAAGAATCACATCCAAAAAGATGAAACTGTTTAAAACCTAACATTCTAAATAATGGTATAGTTCTTAGAAGAACTGTTGATCCTCCAGGAACCGGATACCATGTTTTATAATGTTTAGCTAATATGTCATTAAGTAATTCTGTACTTGTATGCCATATATAAGTTCTGTCTTTTGGTAACCCATCAAACGTAGTAGGATCACATTGAGAAGCAATAAAATACTTACAATGATCTACCACAGGTTGAGTAAATCGTGCATTAAATGGTCTTGCATCTACCATAACCATAGCAGAAGGCGTTAATCCATTGTCAAGGCACCATTTATAGGCTCCATTAATTGTGATTAGTTTAACACCATCAGCCCTCTTTTGTCTAATAGTTTCAAGGTGTTCATTCAATGAAGGGCCACCACCTACAATCATTACTTCTTGGTCGTTGGTTGGGTGAGGTTGTACTTGCATAAACCCTCTTTGTACGTTGAATTCTACATTAGCCTTAATCGTTTCTTCGTCCGTATTAAGTACCCCTGCATCAACTACATCTTCACCTTTAATCCATGAGCTTACATAGAATAGGCAATACCCTTTTTCTTCTTTAGACCAATGAATAACACAATCACGATCAATAAATTTTTTTAGCCACCACTCATACGGATGTACACTCAAATGTAGCTTATGACCTACTAATACACCCATTTTGTCATCTTCAGTAGCAATCTGAAAGAAAACATGCTGACAAGCAGCCAAACAATTATCTAATACTCTATCAACATGATGAGGTCTAATATGCTCCATCACATCGGTACAAAAGCCATATGCTGCTTTGACAGGTAAAGGTTCAGATAAATCCGCCTCTACAAATCTTAGTGCATGCTTCTGTGTTTCTAACATTGGTCGAATATCTTCGTCTAAACAATTATCTGCGAAGTCAACCATGGTCACATCAAGTGCACCAAAGAAAGCTAAATTAAGGGAACCCCGCCCTGTACCACAACCTAGGTCTAAAACTGATGCACCTTTAGGTGGTTTAGCTTGTCTTAAAAATTCGTGTGCGATGTGTTCACCAGGAGCTACCACTCTATACTCCGGTTTATCCCACATCATCTTATATAAATCTTTTTCTAACGGTCTTACATTACTTACTTTTACTTGCGGTGCTTCTGAAAATACAGAAGATACTGTTGTCATTTATGTTATCCTTATAAGTGCAGCGCTTGATGAAGACGCCGGAAATGTTACTGTAAATGTTTGATTGGTCGTAGTTTTAGTACTTCCAAAGTTTAATACTGCTACTGCTTTGTTACCTTGAGTGCTATTATATATTAAAGCACCGTTTGCTGAAAAAGTAGAACTAGGCCAACTAGAATCTGCAAAGTTTAACCATGCTACAGTTTCAGTATTTGTTGAAGTAGGGACTTGAGATATAGTAAGTGTGTTACCTCCAGCAGTATAGCCTGTCCCTGTAACTTCATCTGTTGGATCATATACAGTGGTTTCTGCATTTAATGTGGCTGTTGCTGGATAAAGTGCTATTTTAAATGTGTCCGCTGCAGTGGTTGCACGTACAACGCCTGTACCAAAGTTATGGATGCCATCTAAGATTTCAACTTTAAAACTTGTTGCTAGTGTTTGAACGAGTGCCAATTTAGTTTCCTTTATTGAACTGGGTATCTAACTTGACCTGATCGGTATGCATCTTGTCTATCTTTACCATCACTTAATTGTTTGAGTAATAACATAGCTTCATCATAACGAGATCTATAATTATCAAGCACATCTTTTTCACCTTTCATATAAGTGTAGGCTTCTAATAAAGAGCCATAAAGAAGAGCTGAGTCAAAGTTATTACCAAGCCAAGAAGTACTAGCAGTCACAATAGATTCAGGATAATAAAAATAATGTAGCTCCATTGTGTAAGCTGCATCAGGTGTTGGGCCTAATATAAATGTTGTATTATCAAACACAGCATAGTATTGAGGCTCATCATAAAAATCTGAATCAGTATCAGGGAATGACTGCCTAATAAAGTTAACGTCTTTGTTTAATAAATAAGTATATTCGTTTGATGCATTAATAACAGCTAAACTAAACGTAGCAAGCCAATCACTAGGCATCGCTAAATATTTATTTCCGCCTGTGGTAGTACCTGTCACATTTTTACGTAATGCAGGTAGTTGTACAGTATTATATATACGTTGTTCTGCTTGACGGATGAAGTTATTTATATCCGTTGTTGTAAACGTATTTTCTGTATAGTCCTGTATTTGAACAACTAATTGTGAATAATTTAAAGCCATAATTACGCCATGGGACCACGAGCCTTAGTACCTTTAGTAGCCGCACCACAACCGCGAATAGTAATACCGTCTGTCTTAATATCGTCGCGTCCAGGATCACCTGCACTAACACGTTGTGTACCTGTTTTCTTATTAAGTTGTTGTGCTGTTAGTTTATTAGGATCTTCTTTAAGATAGATCTCACCATTAGGTACAATGATAGGTTGTTTATATTCTGCCATGATAATTATCCTTTTTTCTGTGCTGCAATTTTAGCTAAACCTCTGCCCATACTTTTCATATCAGCATTAGTTTTACCACCTTTTGATCCTGCATGTATAGGACCTTTTTTAATTCCTATGCTAGGACCTGTATCACCTAAATTATGGCCTTCGGTTTTACCTTTTTTAGCAACGCCGTCAGCACCTGATTTATAAGCCATTTTGTTTCTCCTTAAGATATTGTTACTGTTACTAAACCTAGTTCACTTTCCCCTACTAAATCATTCGGTGTTAATGATGCATCAAATGATGAAGCTCCGCCTACAGGATTATAACCCCACTGAAACACTCGACTACCTCCTGAGGGTACGCCTGTAGCGTTTGTAGATGTGCCTGTTTGTTCTGTTAATTGTAAGCCAGTTAAACCTGCTTGAAAATAACTAGGGCTATCAGGTCTTGGATTACGCACAGCCTGCGGATCGTTTATTGGGGTCATACCAAGTAATAACTGTGGCTGATCCGGACTCCAACACTCAGGACATGCAAGTATATTAACATTTTTGGTCTTAATAACCAATTGTTTTAATTGTTTTAACTTAAACCTAAACCCACATATGTCACACTGGGCTATCGAGTTCTTGGCACTTGCAAATTTACTAGGCATTATCTATCTCGTATTTATTATTCTTTAATAAGTTTTCTGCCGCAGGTATTACTTGTATATTCTCAATTACGTGTAACCCAGATACATTAACCCCATTTAAAGGAATTATATGATCTACATGCCATAAAAACCCAAACTGTTTTGTTCTTAATATAGCTAATTCATATGCTTGTTTAATTAGCCATAAATGTTCTTTGTCAACCCATATAGGTGTTTTATTTCTTTTTGCTGCTCTGTATTTTGCTTTATTAGCTAATATTCTTGCTTTATGTTTTAATCTAGTTTTTCTAGATAGTTCCGCTGCTCGTTCTGGATTAGCTTTTCTCCATCTTATCACTTTTGTCGCGATAACATCAGGATGTTTTTTGCTATATCTTTGTCGTTGTTCTTTCCATTTTTCAGGATTAGCTGCACGCCATTCTTTTACCCTTTGGTATGCTTTAACTCTATTTTTTAATCTATAAGCTTTATCATATTCAGCTTTTTTTATAGGGTCTTTAAATGGCATACTCTATCTAATGTAACTCATATCTCTTGGCACAAACCTAACACTTGCTTTCTCACGATCCTCTGCACTTGCAAGATCAAACGCTGCTTCATAGTCTGCTCTTAACATCTGAATACGATCAGGAGACACATTAGGTAACTTCATACTTAAATACGCAGCTAACCCTGCAACCATGCAAGGAATAAATCTAAACGGTATATCTTGTACGGTCACACCATTACCTGCGTCTTGAACGCGTCTTAATCTGTAATAAACAAATTGGTAAAAATCACTTTGGTCAGGTGCTGGCCATACGTTTACGGTAGGTAAGTTTTGTACATAAATTTTAGTAGCCGTAGTGTGTGTTGCTGCAGTTGTG